TCCATGATTTTTTACTAAGTCAGAAAAGTCTTTTGATTTGTATTTATCAGGTATTTCTATTTGTATTAGATTGTGTGTTTCACAGATTTTAGAGCCATATTGTCTACCCCAATTTTCTGTTTTATCAAAATCATTATCATACAATAAAAACACTTTTTCAAACCTATTTTTTAACTGCTGAATAATATGTTCTTTAGGGTCTATACTTTCAGCTTGTAAAGCTACAGAAGGTATTTTACATATCTCTGTAATTGCCATTACATCTTTTAAAGATTTAGTAATAATTAAGATTTTACTTGTTTTTGGCAGAAGTGTCCAGCCTTGCCAAATAGATAAATCTACATTAGAAATAAATCTTTGTTCTTTGTTAAAAGGTTGATAAATTTTATAGCTAGGATTATTGTCTTTCAACTCTAAATAGGCATAAGTAGGATTTGTAGAGTTATTAATTTTAAAAATAGAGTTATTAATAAATATATATGCACAACTAAATACATTATATTTTATTAAAGTGTCTTTTGTTATCCCATATTGCTGCCAATATTGCAAATCTCTAGGTGTAAAATCTTGTTTTTTTATACCTATATGAGGTTTGCTAATATCTCTATAGTTTATGTTTTTTGGTACATTAATTTTCCTGTTACTCACATATATTCCTTCTTCAGATATACCAAAATCATAAGCTATTTTTTTTAAAGTTGAATAGTAATTCAGGCTAAAAAGTTTAGAAACAAATACAAAACAATCACCTTTTTCTTTAGTAGCAAAATCACGAAATAAAAGTTTACCAATTTTATCTGCATAAAATACACTAAAAGATGGTGTACTATCTTGTCTAAGAGGACTTTGAAAGCTAGTATTTAATCTTAAATTAGGAATATAAAATGCAAATATTTGGTATTCTGATACTTTTTCAAGTATCAATTCTGCTGATAAATTTTCAGATAATAGTGTATTTAAATTTATCATAGAAAAAAAAGAGAGGAAGAATTACCTTCCTCTCTTTGAATTAAATTATTAGATAATATTGCTATCTGCTGGCATAGAAGAAGTAGCTACTGCATCCTCTTCAATTCTAGTCATTTGGTCAATAGAATTTGAAGATAGTCTAGAAGTAGTTACATTCATAGGCTCAATAAATGGCACATAATTTCTAATTTGAATATACTTCTTAGGATATTGGGTAGTACCATAAGTAGCATATACTCTTACAGGAGTTGTAAGAGCTTTTTGCATGATTAGATTCATACAGGTATCTAGAAGTTCTTTAGGAGTGTTAAATGTAGGAAAAGTAAAATTTTCCCCATAATAACAATTTACTAAATGCTTCATCATTTTACCTTGTTTTGTCAAATCTTTAGCAAAAGTATCTTTGTTTTGGTCTAGATACCAAAAAGCCATGTTTACTTCTGCATTATTAGAATCAACAAAAATCAATTTGTAATCAGGGTTGTTGCTGTTAGGATCAGTTTTTCTTTCAATTTTAGACAATTTTACATTATCTACTACACCAGCAACTCCATTGTTAAAAATAGATACTGAAGTTGAATCAAAAGAATTTTCATTTAAATTAATCATGGATATTGAATTTAGTTTTTAGTTATTACAAATTTAGAAATTATTAGATAATACCAGAGTGTTGAACAGAAGCATGGTTAGAAGATTCTTGTTCAGATTGCTCAGAAATATCTCCTACTAATGCAAAAGGAGATTCAGCAATATAGACATTAGGCTCAGAAGGAGCAGGTTCTCCATTGCTTACTTCTATTGAAGGTGCTTCTACAGTTACAGAAATATTATCAGGGTCTGTAAATACAAAAGTAGGTTCAGACCTTCTAATGTTTCTTGTTTGAATTTTTCTCTCTTTAATAAGAGATACTACTTGCTCACCACTACAGTTAATACCATGTAATGTGTTAAGTTCTACTGCAATTTGGTCAGCAGACATTTCTTCTAAAATGTACCAAATTTTTAGTTGTTTTGTAGATACTACAATTTGTTGTTGATTTGCTGTTGTACTCATTGTTTTTAGTTTTTAGTTAAAATAGTTATAGATTTGACTGGACACAAAATTTAAATCATTAGGAATAAGAATTTCCTCAAACATACCATCAGGACTTTTAGCTGTGGTTATTCCATCTGTTTGAGTGACAAAATAATACTCAGGTTTTTTACCATTTTCAACTTTAACCTCAGTAAAAAGAACTATTGAAAATAAACCTTCTAAAGTAATTTTATCATCAATAAGTTTACCTATTGTTTTGATTTTTCTTTTAGGTTGAAAATTTTCATTAGTTGTTTCTTCATGGCAACTGATAAATACAATTAAATCATCTCTAAGGAGATTTTTAGCTGTATTAATTACATCAAAAGCATTTTTAGCCATAGATGTAAATTTATCAAAACCTTTTTCATTAGCTTTAGCCATAAACTCAAAAGCCATTACATACTGAAAATCATCAATAATAACATGCTTAATATTAGGTAAAGATGAATTAATGTAATTTAAAGCTTGTATCATAGTAGAAGGGCTTTCTGTATTAATATAATTAGCTCCTTCTGACAATTTACCTGCTTTGTAGTTACTTTTCCATCCTTTAAAAGGTAATGGTTTATTAGCTACATTAATAATAACAGTTTCTTGAGGATTTAAATGCCTCATTGAAGTGGATTTACCTGTACCACTTTGGCCTACAATTGCTACTAGAACACTCATTTATCTTGGTTTGTTATAAAAATTATGCATTTCTGGAGAATCTGGTTTAGGTAATTCTTCAAAATGATTAACAGCACCATTAAAATACATACCTACTACACCATTAGGTGTACCACTTCTGTATTTTAACACATGTAAAGACCTAAAATTGTCTTTAAGTATATTTATTTTATATCCTCTATATGCTTCTAATTCATATCTAGAAGGATTAAATACACCTAATACAATATCAGCATCTCTACCTGTTAATTTAGTTTCACCTAGACCATATAAACTAGGAACTAATTTTGCTTCTAAAGTTTGACCTTTATACATATCAATTTCTTCTGAAGCAGCAGCTTGCTGTTGTATACACACAGGTATATAACCAAAATTATTTCTTAGTTGTACCATGTTATTACTGTGTTTTTCTACAGTTCCTTTAATATTTAAGCCTTGCTCACTATTTAAAAGAGCTAAGTGATCCACAATAATAATAACATATTCTTTAGGATTATTAGGTACATAATAATCAAAGATTTCTAATTCTTCTTCTTCTATTTCATTAGTTATTTCATTTTTTACTTTTTTAGTGATTAATTTTTTGTGAATTTTACCATGAGTTTTTGCATAATCTACCATTTGTTTAAAAACTCCATAAGGGTTAATAGTACCATCATAGATATATACAACTTCTTCTAGTTTTTCAAAATAATCTTTAGTAGAATAAATAGCTTGATATTCATCTGAAGTAAGTCTATTTTTATTCATAGATAAGATTTTATTAAAAGGTACAATCATATTATACCTTTCATAAATCTGTTTAGCCATGCCTTGAATAATTTTAGATTCTTTATCTACTTCTAGAGAATAGTAAAAGATTTTAATCTTAATATCTGTTTCATTACCAAGAATAAAATCTAAAGGCTTATACATAAAAAAAGCATCAGTAAACTGCGTTTTACCCACACCAGTATTTGCAGTTATAAGATAATACTTTTTTTGCATTATACCTGGAATTACATTCTCAAATCTAGGTAAACCCCAAGGAATACAATTATTCTGATTATTAAGATTATTTTGAATTTTTTCAATTGCTCTGTTAAATATCATACTCAAAAGCTGTATTATTAGGTGAAATATTATTAATATCTATTTCATCACAATAAGCTTCTAATTTAGATATTCTTCCATCTTTAGTATTACCTTGATTCTTACTAATAAAATAATCAGCTTGCATTAAATATTTCCATCTTTGAGCAGATTCTACAGTTATATATTTATTAGTAGCAGCTAAGATAATTTCTGGAGTTAAATCAGGTCTTCTTTTAAGAAATTCTGTCATTTTAATAACACAGGCATTTCTATCACCCATAGCTCCAGGCTTTTTACCTTTAAATAAATTTCTGTAATCATCTATCCAATCTTCAACAGGAAGTTTTAAATCTTTTTTAAGTTTATCAGTAATTACAAGTTCTCTAGTTTCCCAATTTAATATTTTAATATAACCTGCTTCTTGCAGACTATTTAAAGTATCAATTACTTGTTGTAAGTCCATAGAACAATGCTTTTTATTTTAGTATAAGGATTCTTATCAGAATCTAATTTTTCTACTACCCACACTAATTTGTATGCTTTACCATCATCAATAATGGTAAAAGTATGCATACTAATAATAATATATCCTATTGAAATAAGGATTAAAAATAAAATTTCACCAATCATACCATTCTCATATTTTTATAAATTTGTTTTGCGTCTTCTTCTTCTATTTTTACTATAAACTGAGGAAGTAAAGACATTACTTGATCTACAGTAGTTATTCTATTAAAAGCTAAATAGTTTATTTTATTTACATAGCACATAGGATTTTTCTTTTCTGCTTCTGTCATTCCTATTTCTGCTGCTCTAGCAAAAAACAAAACTTCTTTATCTTTTAATTTAATAGTTTTAACTTTTTGTTTTGTTATGCTCATATAGTTTTGTAATCTACATATTGAATTTTAGATTCAGGTATATTAATTAAAGCATTTTTAACCCAATCTTCATCTACAGTATTTTCACATACTGTAACCCATATTTCTGCTATTTTATTAGGATTATTAAATTCTAATCTTAATAGTCTACCCATTCTTTGTTGTGCAGTTTCTTCAGAACTTTGAAATTGATGTACTATAGCTTTATGTAAAGGTTTTATATTTAAACCTGTATTAGCCATATTTACAACAGCTAATTGATTAATAATCCCTGAAGAAAATTTATCTAAATTAGCTTTATCTGCTTTAGAATGATATTGATTTTCACATAAATAATTAGCTGATTCTGTTAAAGTACTAAATATTAATAGCCTATCTTCTGAAAACTTATTAATTAACTTTTTAGCAATATTAAGTTTACTTCTACAAGAATACAATAACCTAGCTCTTTTAGAAGCAATACTTAATTTAATTTTTCGGTATTTTAATCTTTCATTAGGATTTAAACAAAAAGATTCTTCTATTTTTAGCTTTTCAAATTCTCTAGTTAAATACTGATATTGGTTTAATTCAGTTGTCTTAAAAGGTTTAAACTTTGAACCACCATCAATATAAGCATTAGTAGAATCTAATGGAACTTTAACTATTGAAATCTTATAATCTGTAATAATACCATCATTAACAGCTTGTTCTAGAGGGTAATCATAAATTACATCAAGGTTTTTAACTGCTTTTAGTAATAATCTAGTTTTATTGCTTAATGTACCTGATAAACCTAAAATAGGAGCATTTGGTATAGCTAATAGTTGGCCTTCAGAAAATAAATGTATTTCATCACATATAACTAAATCATATTTATTAAGACTATACTTTTTTAAAGATTTAGTTGTAGTGTATGTTACATGTTTATCACTAAATAACCATAGTTTGTATTCTTCTTTCCAAGTTTTTATATTACTTGTATAAGGACAAACAATTAATACTGCTTTTTTGTTTTTAGCAGCTCTTATACCAATTAAAGTTTTACCTACTCCCATAGAAATATGTAAAACACCATTTTTTAATTCTTCAAAAGTTGTTAAAGCCTGTCTTTGTA